TACCACGAAACGGCTTCTCTACCTTTGTGATCTGCTCTAAACGCTTGTAATCAAATCCCCTCATCTTCATTCTCCTTTGTTGTTTCAGTTTCAGTAAGCCATGACACCCACTCAGTGTCATCAAGCCACGTCAACACATCCCGCCACAGTTGCGGGTTCTGTGTGTTGGTTGATAGTTTCTCTACACAATACAGATAAGCACTGTCCCCATAATCTTCTAACAGTTCTTGTGCTATCTGCTTGGACATCCGATGTTTGCTTTTTTCTGTCAAGCCATGTCTCCCATAAGTAGATTCAGCGAATTGAATCCCGAACAGCTTAATCATCGCCAAACTTCACCATCTTGCCCACAGGCGGCTCAAACGATTTGCGCTGTGTCACCATCCACAGGGTTGGACTAAGAATGTTCCATGTGATGTCGCTCTCAACATAGCCATCGGTGAAAACAATGACACACTCCGCAGTGATACGCTGTTTATTGATGTACTCGTTGACGCATGACACATGAGTACCACCACCGCCTTGTGGCTTGTGCAGTCCCAATAGAACCCGATGTGTCAATAGCGATAACCACCTCACCGATCGTCTCGTTCTCCATGCTTGGCAAGTAGATGTCATTGACCATGTGACGCTTGTTCAACTTACGCCATGTGAATTCATCCTTGCCCTTGATGGCACTCGCTACAAAATCTCTCAGCGCATCACGCCAATCAATCTTGGGTTCAAGTAAGTCAGAGATAGATCGTGGGACTTTTGCACCCATACGACCCGCCAACATCCCACCCTCACGCAACGCTTTGTCGATTGCATCGTTGATCTCTTTGGCTTGCTCATGCGTAAGATCTTTCAGGTTACCAAGATCGTGTTCATCTGAGTCAGAAAGATCATAGGTCTTGCCGTTGACAGTGACAGTGTTGTCGTCGCTATCTTGTCCCTCACCATCGGGTGAGCCCTTACCTTTCTTGTTACCGCCACCACCGCCACCGCCACCGCCACCTTTGCAATGCTTCTTCAGATAGTTGTATACCTCACGCATAGACCAATTCTCAAACATGGGGTCATACACACCGCCATCAGGTAAGTCCACGATACGTTCGGACGAACCATTGACTGTGCCTTTAATGCCCATGATGATGCCGTTCACCACAAAGTCAGCGGCAAGGTTTGCCATCTTGCTGTTCTCATCAAACATATCCTTACCTCTTGGCAACTGCTTCAATGCCACATGAAGATTCTCATGCAACACCAAGCCACGAACCTTGGGCTCGGTGTCAACCCTCTCCAAGAACTTGCGACCATAGACCTTGTTCACGCCATCGGTGTATGCCGTAGGACATCCTTCATCCACGACTGTGCTTTTGCCCATCAACATCACGCCAGAATACAGCGCAGTCTCGGGGTGTTTCATCAGCGCAATGTGCGCTTTCTTTACTCGGGTTTCCTGTTTATCTTTCATCCCACTCTCCAATAAAAAACATCTAACACAACAACGACCATTGCTACAACGTAGACAATAGCCAACCATTTAGTTTCGCTCATGATTTCACATCCATAAATTCAAAGCCCTCATCAGTCTCAACGACTTTCATCTTGCCGTTAGCAATGCGAGACAACAACTCCCCTGTCATGCGCTTGTGCATATACAACTCAGCCTTCAACTTGAAGTACCAAAATGTCATGAAACAAAACGCAACGAACAAAGTCATTTCCAACTCAGTAATAGTTATCATCATTCAACTCCTTAAAATAATTCGTGATTGTTCTTAGCCCACTCAGCGATCTTTGCGTTGTTTCTTGCAAGGCGCACTGCCTTGGGACTACGCATCATCATGGTGAAGAACACCGCTTGCACTTCGCTAGAGTTAATACGTTCTACGAATTCCATAAACGATGTCAACTCATCTTGCGTCGCCAATGTATCTACTGCTTGAAACATAATCATCAACTGTGCTGATATGTCTTTCGGCATGGTCACAGACTTAGGACTCTTAATGATGTCCTTAACATCCATCAATGATTTCTCCAACGACATGAAAGCCGCCATGTCTCCCGCCGCTGACGCACCGATCGTGCCTGCCAATGCGACCATAGTTGCGTTCTCACCGATCACATCACGATGCTTCACGATCACATCACACTTCGCCAATGAACGAGGGGAACAGAACGACAACGTGCCCGAGCTTGGCTTGAAGATGTATGGATTGTCTTTCTGAGCATCGCCCTCTGTGTAGGACGCCATGACCCGAGGGAACATCGCAACGAACGCCCGAACAACCCGAGAGATTCCATTGGCTGACGCCCATGTCAACCACTCATCAGCAGTAGGCTTTGCCATACGCACGATGCACACACGATTACCTGCGTGAGCCAACATCGCATCACCCACGCCATCGCTCGCATTGTTCGATGTCGCAATGATTGCCGACCCAGTAGGCAGTGGGTCGTCACCTACTGATCTCTCCAACATCAAGCGGGTATAGATCACTTGCATGAGCTTGGGAGACTTCATCAACTCGTCAAGCAAGATGTACTTGGGCTTGTCGCTTTTCATATTGAACAACTCAGCGACGTAGTACTCAAGGGTCTTCGACGCATGGTTAGGAATAGTCATACCAATGTCCGACATATCCTTGACAGGACAGTCCACATATATGTAGTCATACTTGTCGCCCTCGATGTTTGTACCATCCTTGGGGCTACGCCATTTGTCGCCGTTGTCTGCGGCTATCATAGATAACAGCGACGTCTTACCACACCCGGGCTCAGACTGCACGACCACTGTCAGCTCTGATGCTATTAGCGGAATCATTTTCCGCAACTCGTTGATGGACACTGTATTGATGAAATTCATTTTGCTCATTTGATTACCCCTTGATTAAACACATTGAAAAGAACTGAACTTACTCAGGATGCTGTCAACATCCTCCTTCACACTCGAACGCACTGCGTCACTCTCACGAATGTCCTTTGCCGATACATCAGCCAACGCTTTCTCAAGCGATGCTCGGGCTAACTCCAATTCTGGATCTGCGCTTAGGTTGAAACCCTTAAAGGTCTCGCACATCTCCAACGCTTTCTGTATCGTGGTGTCATAGATCTTGCGCTTGCGGGTCTTGGTCTCGCCTGTGTTGTCATCAACACCAAGCTCGTCAACACCGCAACAATGACTGATCGACTCCATGACCTCAACGAACCTTGTTTTCTGTGTCATGACAACATGAGACACTATTTCCTCCGCTTGCTTGCTGTATGTCGCAAACAAATCATCAGCGATGTCAGACGCAATGCCACAACGGAAATCACTCATCGGAACTTCGGACACATACAAGTGCACACCGAACTTCGCTTGCAACTCATCGACCGCAGGGTAGTCGTCTCGGTTGAACATATCACCCGCCTTGAACGCCATGTCAGACACGATCGAACTGTATGACGCAATGAAATCATCAACCAACTTGTCGAATGTCGCTTGATGCTCGCCGAACTCCTGCTTGAACCTAGGTACGTCAACGCTTGGTAACAGATCGTTCGCATCGTTCCAACGATAAGTCCTGCGCTTCGTCCAGTTATAGATTGTTTGCCGATAGTTGACGATCGCCTTGTGCTTGGGATGATCTGCCAATAGATTCTTGACATACTTACCCGCATTGCGATTAGCTCGCTTTGAGTCAGCAACATCATTGCTGATGCCCCTGTCCTGCTTCGTTGCCGACCACACATGGGTGTCGATGGATACCAACACCGCCGATGATGCCAAGCTGATGAGATGCTTGGGCTTTTGCAATTCCATGTTCATAACACTTCTCCTTTTAAAATCAAATATCACGATTGCGTGAGACACTGATTAAGATGCTGTCTTGCTTGCTTCTCAACCATGACATAAGTATAGCATAACTATACCTATGAGTCAACCCCTTTGCGTAACTTTTTTGCATAAGCGATGCCAGTTATTTACCAGTCTCTCTCGATCGAACGATTGATACGTATCCAGTCAAAGTCATAGTCTCCACCGCACTTCTCCTCGATGTCGTCGTTCTGTTCACCGATACGCACGAACACATAGGCGATCTCGGATTGGTTGTCCTCGTCGTTCGCCCACTCGTCGGCAAGGTCGATCAGCGCTTCGTGGCACTTCACATCGTCGTAGTCGGAATACCACTTCACATGGTCGGCAGAGAAATTAATACGGAATCGTCCCTCGTCTACGATGAACCCATTACCTCCACTCCAGTTTTTTTGTTCTTCAGTGAAACATGGGGCGGTAGCTGCCCTCGCCTTGGCTTCAGCTATGAATGTATAGAACGATTGCTTGGCTCGTTCGTCGTCAGTTGTGAACCTGATCGTGTACGCTAGTTCTGATCTGTATCCCATCACATATCTCCTATTGCTTTAGCTAAAAGAATCATCAACTCCTCGTCGGTCTGATACCCATGTGGCTCGTCCTCGTCCTCGAACATCACTTCGTATGGCGCATCTATCGTTGAATAAAACAACTGTCCACATACCACGCTCACTTCAGTCCCGTTTGGGAACACGTACTTGGCGTAGTAATGACCGCCTATCTTGCTTTCAATATCACCGCCAATGGGGTGTCGCCCTCCCTCAGTTATGAATTCATCGTATGGCAGGGCAGGTCTGTCCCTGTCGATCGGCAGAAAGACTGCTTCCATGTGTGTCATGTCATCTCGGTTCATCAGATCACCTTGTTTAGTTTGTCCAACACATACTCACGCATAAGGGCATACGCCTTGTCCTTGCGTCCCTCCCTGTCGTGTAACCATATCTTTGTCAGCACCTCGTTGTCTTCAAAATTTACAGGTCTACCTCGCTCTTCCAACTCTTCAAGCAAGTCAGCGGTATCAAACTCGCTCAAGTCCACGTCAACGTCAACCTCTGTTGTTATCGTTCTGTATGTCATAGCGTTCCTCCTTTGTGTGATGAATTAAGTCCTTTGAGTAAGGACAAGTCCGTTACTAATATGTAATTCGATTTCGGCATGGGCACGACTGTTCGCACAGTCTGCTTGGCAAGTTGCTCCCCGCATGGCATACAAAGCTTGTAACCAATAGCCCACCGCTTCGTGGGGTACTGATCGCCGCAGTTGCGACATTCTGGTGTGTGATTAGATTTACTCATGGTTGAAGTCCTCCTCTTGTAATGGCGGTAAGGTCATCGCTTCTTGCATCATGAACCACACATCGCCAAAAGACTCCATGCTCTCTGACCCAAGGCAAGGCGCACCGAAACTCTCAGGCTTGCCGTCCACGCTGTACACCACCTCCTGTATGCAATACCAATCCTCACCACCATTGGCGGTCTTAGTGTTGACAATGCGGTAGTTCCAAAAGAAATCATTCATGTTCACTCTCCTGTGTAAGTTGACTCGTCGTGCATGATCTCGACCACATACCAATCGTCGGGTTCCTCAGCGCCAAGTGCTTCATCGCCCATCGTGCATATCCAACACTCATAGAACGCCAACGACCTATCGGTGTAGCTACGCTGTGGAAAGCCATTCTTCATCAGCAAATAAACTTTGTACTCAGGTTGAACACTAACCACCGGCAGGCTCATCTGATGAGCTTGCAGTTCATCCAGTTCAGCTTGAAGTTCCTCTGCTGTTGGCTTGAAGTTAGCCAAGAGGATTTGCAGTTCTTCATCGGTTGTGTCGATCAATAGATCTTTCATACGTCCCATAATATTCTCCTTGATGATGTGATTGGAAAAGGCTCGTTGCCTTGGAATTAAAGAACGTCGTAGCCAGTGCAAAACTGGAACAACTCGGTCTCGGTCATGGGCTCGGTAATGGTCAAGCCCTCATGCTCGTTGTCAATATCTCCGAACTCGTCGTGGTCGTAACCTCTGTCCAAGAACTCTAAATTCTGATTGAAGTACGCATCGGTAAGCAGTGCATCACGACGCAGTGACTCGGTAAGGTCGGTTTGCGCAGTGTTGTAAGCAATGCGGGGTTTGTGCAAGCGAATGATGGGACGCTTGATGGATGCGGGAAGCATCGGGGCTACAAAACACATTTTCATGACTCTCTCCTAAAGGTCTGACATTGTTGAAATCTCACGATGTTGTGAGAAACTAATTAAGATCGTTGATGGCTTTCATCTTCGACCCAGTTATAAGTATAACAGAACTTGACGTATAGGTCAAGCCCTTAGCTAAAATAGTTAATCAGCGTGTTTGTTCTATCTGTTCTGCGTTTGTTCTATTTTCCTATGTAAAGTTAGAACAAAAATGAGTATTACTTTTCTGCTTGAAGTATGTGTTTCTGTAAGGAGAAGTATTATTATTTTATAAAATAGATAGATAGATATGAAACTTGTTCTAATGTTCTACTGATTTTAGATAGGATACGGTTTTATTTTTGATTTTTGCTACATGACTTTGCACTCGGCAGGTAAGTCTTGCGAACAGAAAAATCTTTAAAAATCCGACCCCTATGCCAAAAAACGTAGAACATTAGAACAAAAACTTTTTCTTCAATGCTGACAAGGACTTACGAGGGTTTTTCTGTTCTACTCGACCCCATTTGTTCTACTCATTTTTTAGAACATGTAAAGTTAGCAGGCTTTGCGCGATCAAATGCGTCAGCTAATTTTCTCAGAAAGTATGTAGAGTGGGAATCTCACGATGTCGTGAGACACTAATTAGCGTTGTCCACTCATCAGCTACGCATATCAGAACTGACGCATACGCTTAATCACGCGCGCGACCACAAATAACTGGTATCAAAATAGCGGGACAAAAAAAAGCCCCGTCAGGCTTTTGACCTGACGGGGCTTAGTGGTTTAGGCTTTCCAAATTGCTAGAAATGCCGCCAATGCTTTATTGAATTTATCCTGATTCGCAGTGCTGTCTTTTACAGATATGCACTTCGCTAGTTTAGTTTTTAGATCATCAAAGGTTTTATCTACTGTTTCAGCAAAATCTAGGTTTGCTTTGCGCTTACCCTTTGCACCGCCTGAGACAATGCGCTTTGCTTCTTTGACCAAATCATTCCAACGATTCGAGCAAAAAGCCTTGGACTTTTCACGCCATTCGCTGATAACAGCATGGTAAGTAGGACGATCATTTTTGAGTTTGCCGAATTCGTGTGTCGTGTAATTTGTTGCCAAAATCACGCCGATTTCGATTTTCTCTTTTACTTTGCTTTGTTGATCGGGGTCAAGTGTATCAAGTGGAATATAATTATCTCCAATGACAGCATAAGTGACGGGCACGTGTTTCTTCATTTGAGAGAATTTCAAACGATACCCCTCGGTGATTTCGTCCTTGATTTTTTGATCGGGCGTGAAATCGGGCGTGCCAAAACCTTTGACATTCTCGATCATGTAATAAGCAAAATCTTCAAGTGTTTCAGCCCCTCCCGCTTGCTTATAAGCCCCGTCCTTGAAGGACAGAATCTCATTAGTTGAACCAAGGGGTGTAGCTACTGCCACGGGTTTACGTGTTGCCATGTTCATATCTCCTAAAAATGAACGATTACAGAATATCGGTTAACCGAATTGTCAACCGATGAATAGATATTATTTTAACTGACGGGCTAAGTCAATTTCTCACCCGATCGTGAGACACTAATTAGCGATCTCGCCCACTCGCCCGCATTGGTGCGCCCGACAACAAATAACT